ACTGACAGAAGAACCAGCACCAGCTATAGGTACAACCGAACCATCATCCTTCTGTGTATAAACAATACCATCAGCGGTATTGATCGCTAATTCGCCAACTGGCAATTGTCCTTGTGTTGGAACTTTACCAGCTACAGAAGATCTCTTGAACTTAATGTTCGATGCCATGTGGCTCTCTCAATGCGGTATGTACCTATAACCGATATATATCGGTTTGATCTTACTTATTTAGGATCTTTTGTTCCAGGATGGACAGAGTTTCTAGTCCACCCTGAAGTTTTAGATAATGTTCTTTTTTCTTATTCAATTCATTTTCCATACTAATGATTTCCTCTTTGGATTTTTCAATTTGTGACTGAAAATCAGTCTTGAGTTCCATCAAATAATCGTCCATTGCGCTCCACTATCAACTGTAATTGTATTACCACTACCAACAGTAATTGGACCATACGACAATGAATTAAAAGTAACTCCTCTGTGTTGTGCAGGGATTGTTACAGTTTCACTAATCGTATTTCTAGACTGTTTGATAACACCATATGTATCAACCCACTGAGGGTCACCATTGACTGACATGGTGCCAGCAACATCAATGGTCGATCTAGGAATTGTGGAACCAATACCAACACTTGCGGTTGTTCCTGCACCAACAAAGAATACAGAAGAACCAGCACCAACTTGGAATGAAGCCCTTCCAGTTCCGTTACCAATAAATCCTGCATCTCCAACAGCAACACCAAGTCCTGCGGCAGTTGTAAGACCAACGGTTTTACCTTCGGTGATTGGTTCTAAGTAACCAGAAGTGAGAACAGAACCACCAACTCTAAAGAATGATCCAGAAGCAATGTTGACATCACCATTTACATCCAGAGTGTATGCTGCAGTAGCTTGATTAATTGCAACTCTGTTAGTGGCACTAAATGCATTTAATGCATTGCCACCAATTTCTGCATCACCAGAAACAATCAAAGAACCAAGACTACCAACACTTGTCAAACTAGAGTTAATAACACCAGATCCAAGAGTATCACCACTCAGGACACTGGTTCCATTGACCTTGTAATCGTCTCCGCTTCCAACATTAACTCCATCAGTGTTAATCGTTGTTTCTGCAACAGTCACACTGTCAAAGAAACCATTGGCAAATCTAACACCAGTAGATCCAAGATCATAAGTGCTGTCAGTTTCTGGAAGAATGTTTCTGGTTGTAGTTACACCCAGAACTCTCAATCCATTAGCTCTCAAATCATTAATCGTACCAATTCCAGTGATATTCAGGTTTCTACCACTTACTTCATCGTAAGAAATATCACCAGTTACAGTAAGATTTCCTGCGACAGTAACATCACTAGAGAACGTTGCATCGCCAGTAACGGTCAGTGCAGAACCAACTCTTGCATCATTGGTGACATCCCAATCAGCAGCTGTACCATCAACAGCAACGTTTACAGTATCAAAAGCTACCTCTTGGAATGTTGTTGTCCCAGTGAATGTGGCAATACCAGCAATGAGCAGATTATCCGCAACAATTTGACCACGAACGTCAAGACCGTTTTGATTACCAATACGCGAAGCACTTGTAGAACCAACACCAACCTTACCAAGACTTACTTTAGTCTCAGTAACTTCTGTTGAAATAAGACCAAATCTCTTCCAACCAACATTCGTATAAACCCAACCAAGGAAACCACCCGAAGTTGGACTTGCATTATAAACAATATCACCCTCAACACCAGCTAAAGTTGGTTGAGCAGCAGAGAACGTAATTGTTCTTGCCTGAGACAATCCAGCGGAAATGTCAAGAGAAACAACTTCAACACCATCAGTAGCTGTTGATGTCAGTTTTTCTGTGACTTGAACTGGTGCGTTCAGTTTTACAGTGGTATTGTTGTTACCATCAACGACCAAACCTTCACGAACAGTGACACTATCGAAGATAACATCCAATCTACCACTTGTTCCACTGTTAGCAGAATCAGCTCCAGTTACAGTTGGAATTGGAATATTGAATGTGGATTCTGTACCGTCCAGTGAACTTACTCTTCTGTTTCCAATATAGAAGTCACCAGAATCATTCATACCCGTATAAACTACGGATCCACCATCTTCAAGTTTAGATTGTGCAAGGAAGTTTTCTTCTCTGGTGAGATTTCTAGATTGTTTCTGTGGAAGTGCAGTTGAGTAGTTACCAGGACCGTAACCAAGATATTCAAAGGTATGTCCCGAAGCACGGAGAATAGAGTATCTTCTATTCTCGTTAGCAATTACACGGATCTTCTTAACAACTGAAGCACCGTCATGATTTGTGGATCTAGAACCAAGTTGTCCTCTAAGAACTGTAGCCTGGTTAGAAGAGAAATCACTTGAGACCCTAATAATCTCACCATCAATTTGTAAATAGTCACCTTTATTGAAACCAGAACTATCTGTCAGGACTAAGGTTGTTGATGTGGTTGTAATACCAGAAGCTCCAAGAGTTGTTCCAATACCAACAACAAGAGGAAGGTGTCTTTGGGAGATTCTTTCATTTCCAACCTCTGTTAATCCACCTCTAGATCCATAAGAGATAGGAAGAATTTGTCCACCAGTCGTATATGTATCGGTGTTGTATCCCTCTGTGATCTTAAAGCTGAAGTTCTTGATGTCAATTCTTTCATTGACTTGGAACTCACCATTATAGACAGTTTGTGCAACACCAACAATCTTAAATCTGTTGTTGACGTTTAATCCATGAGGTACTGAGGTAGTAACAGTGACAATACCAGTTACCTTATCAGAGTAGCTGATTGCAGTGACATTCGAAGTGTCACCAGACAACATGAAGAAACCAGTGTGAATACCAACCGTGGTTGGAACATAAACTCCTGCATTAGTTCCAGTGTTGTAACTTACAGACTTCGAAGTTAAAGCCGTGATCGTATGAACACCACAGTAGGACGAAGTATATCTGTCACCAGAAGTACCAATACCAACAACTTGAATTGCATCACCGATGTTGTTATTGATCTTACTTACACTTACTGTAGCATCAGCATTACCCGCATTGATAGTCAAACTATCACCAACAGCATATGCAGTTCCACCATCAACAATGGTCAAGGAACTTACAGTTTGTGCAGCACTGACAACTACGTTTGCGGTTGCACCTTCACCACTTCCACCAGTCAAGCTGACGTTATACAGAGTGGTTACGATACCAGGACCATAACCAGTACCAGCAGTTGGTGTTCCAAGTGCAATGACTGTATTAAAGTTATGTTGGATATTTGTGAATACTGTGGAAATACCAGAAGAAGAACTTACAGCTCCAGTGATCGCATAACCAACTCTGTTACCGACTAAGAAGCTATTTGCAAATTCTTTGGTAACACTCTTCTTCAGATCATTTGTTACAACCTTACCAATCGGAGTATTTACAGCGAAACTTGCTGATTGGTCTGGATCCATGGAGAAGTTATCCGCATCCAGTTGTGGATACAGATTTTCAATGTTCTGATAGAACTTAGCATCGGTAAACTCATTAACTGTTGGTGAGATACTACTATCAACACATGTTAAGTGATAAACACCATCCTGTTTGTTGAATTCATGATCTTTAATTGTTTCAATACGATAGATCGTAAATGTATCTTTATAACTCTTCCTTGAAACAGTAGGAAGATTTTCATCTCGCGTAGAGATATTATCAATGAATGTTCCAGGATTATTACCACTCACAGGGAAGCTGACTTCAAATCCCTTAGAACTTGTGATACCAGAAATAACTCTGGCAGTGTTGTATCCAGTGTTTGCCGCACCAACAGTATTATTAGAACTCTTGATGTTCAAGAAATTAACTCTGTCACCAACTAAGAAATTGTGTGTCTTTTCAGTTACAACTGTAGTAACTCCAGTGTTAGTATCTCTGTCAACACTCTTCAAAATATGAAGATTTCTCTGGATGGTTGCATCAGGAATATTATTTGTAAAATCTGTTGAATCACTTACACCGACTGTACTAGATTCACAAATGATGTATCCAGTTGCAGGTGGTTTTGCATCAGAACTCTCTTTAGGAATTACATATCTCAACTTGTAGATCTTATCAGTCAGAGATCTAGTATCTTCTTTTCTTTCAAAGAGTGTTTTAACCGTTCTTGGGCCGATTGCATTTTGATTGTTTACAATCTGTTGCCATAAAGTATTGTTTGCAGGATCAATGTCACCACGAACATACCAGTTACTATTGGCAACATCATACTGAATTGGGTGTCCAAAATCTCCAGGAAGTTTATCACTCACTCTAGAAACAACTTTAAGAGAACCCCCTTGATTATTATTAATGGTCAGGAAGTTACCAGATCCACCAAGAATAGCTTCGTTCTCTGATCTAGCCAGTTTGATTTGATCAGCATCTAGAGTTTCATTCTGGGAGTTATTTGTTACGGCATAATAAATTGCATTTGAATCAATTCCATCGGGCAAATGACCATCATCTGAGAAAACACGAACACTTTCACCAGCAAATAACTTATGATCAGACTGAAGAGTAAAGATACTGTTGGTAATGCTGTTAGCGACACCAGCTCTTCCAACAAGATATTCTTTAATTCCAATATTTCCTTCAGTTGAATCAAAGTTCTCCATCTTAATTGGAGTTCTGAAGGTTCCAACTCCAGCAATTGTTAGGCGCAGGTGATCAACATCACCATTTTCATATCTTGCACCAATTCTATAACCATCAACAATGTGTGGAGGTGCAACATCAGGATCGGTAAATCCATCCAGGAACAGTTTAGCAGTAGTTCCTACACCAACTGGAGCCGTTGTAAGTCCAACATTAAGTGCAAGCCACTCAACAGACTTGTTATTTTTAACAAGACTTTGTGGAGGAACAATATGTGTAATGTATCCTCTGTTATCTCTATTAAAAGCAGTGTTTCTAAATCCTTTTGAAATAAGTGACTTTGCACCAAAGTTGGAGTTGGAGTTGGTGATTGACATATCACCACCACTTTCTCCTAGGAAGTGATTTGCATAACCAATTGCAAAGATGGAAACGTTCTGCAAGAAAGCTTCATTTGAAGCTTTGATGTGGAAGTTTTCGTATGAAGGTCTATAAATGGCGTCACCATTCAAATACAATGGTTGTTCACTGTCAGCTACAGTAGCATTGGTGTCATATTGACCAGTTGTTGAGTTGTAGTAAAGGAAGGCATTGTTATCCTTCTGCAAACTGACACCAGTAAACTGAGCAACAACCATTGACTTAAAGCCAGTGGCCTTGGATCCATCGGCGTGCAATCCACACATACCGAAAGCAGATCTCAACGAAATGTTGAAGACGTATGGGGAAGCACCAGTTACACTATCAGTATCTGCAATGACAACTTCGTCACCAGCAAGAGTTGGAAGACCATCAAGAGGAGCACTTGATGATTTGTATGTGAAGATACGATCACTGGTGATACCAGTTACGGTAAAGTTACCATTGTATATTTCTGGATATGTAGAGACACCAGAAACACGAACTGGGCTATCAACCACCAATCCGTGAGCAGTTGCACAATCAACTGTAATTGTAGTGGAAGTATTTGTCTTAGATCCAGCACCAGCACGAATACTACTGATACCTACGTTATCAGCAACTACGGGACCAACAATCTGATACTCAGGCAACTTAGGTTGCATATCAGTTGTTGATGGCCAATCACCAATCGCACGACCAGAACTATCACCATAGGCTCTCTGAACCTTATGGAAATACATATCAAGGTCTGTATTGGTCGATGATGTACCAATACCAACACCATTTACACCATCAGCATATTCAAATGCTGTAAGTTTGTGGTGAGAGAAGTTTGGACTAAATCTGTTTGTAGTGTAGTTCTTATAAACAGAACCCTTAGGATCTCCATCAAAGATAGAGAACTGCCAAAGGTATGAACCACCAGTAAGTCTAAAGATTGCAGATCTGGATACTGAGTTATCAGTCGGATCAGGTACAAACTTTGGTCTTACTTTAGTTTTACGAAGATCTAAACCAACGATAGAGGTGCCGCGAGGTACAACTACACCACCTTCTGTGGAATTGTACTTGTAAAGAACGTTAGCAGAATCATCAATATTATAGTTACTTGTATCAGTAAGTTGACTCAGGGTTTGACTATTACCATTTCTATCCCTGAATACAGCACTACCACCGATGTTGGTTACATTATAACCAGGTCTGTTGTCAATTTCATGAACGCCTGGATAAAGAAGAATCGTAGTACGGTCAAACTTATCGTTGTTCTGTCCAATCTGGTACGAAAATCTAGCTGCCTCAAGCAGAGCTCTCTGGATAGTCTTGAAGGGTTTTGTTAATGAGTTACCCTGGTTCTCAATACTATCGGTTGCGTCTAGATCAGTTGGATTAACATAGAGGATGTTACCTTCAACATTCTTCAGGAAATTCTCTAGTCTACTTAAAGGCATTTCGCTATCCTGCGGCGTACAAGATTTCTTCTCCTTATATTTAGACGATTATAATATCG